TTATTTAAAGTCTCAGGCTCAAGTTCCATAGACTTAAAGACCTCTTCCACTTCTTTCAATAATATTTCCTCGTTCACATACACCTTCTTATCAAAATTTTCTCCTACCCACGCTCCAAGATATGTTATTTCATATTCAGTGCCGTCAGCTCTCTTGCGCTTCTTGGTTTCAGCTGATACAACTCTTTCGGTATTAGCGCAAGTTATTATGCCTCTGAATATATAATCTTTTTCGCCCCATTTAAATGGTTTTTTATTCCAGCCTTTTAATACTGCTGTGCATCTATCAAATAGCTCCCTTGAAATAATGGGAGGATATACATGCGGATAGAATTTATTACCTTTTCGATAATGCATGACGCCATGATAAAACGGATTAGTCAAAATTGCATGAATATGAGAGCGACACAGGTAGCCTTGGTTCCCCCTGGAATTTGTAAGCCCCCAAGCTTTGGTTTTCTTCTGCATTTGAGGTATGGTAAAGTTGCCGGTAGAATATTCTTCAAACAACCGCTTTATCAGCGGTGCTCTCATATTATCTACTATTATTTTACCTTCTCTTTTATTGCCTTTGATATTTAAGTAACCTATGGGAGCTGTGCTAATCCATTCGCCGCTTAGTAATTGTTGCTCAATACTTCTGTTAACATTATCCCTTAAGCTATCAACATAGCCTTGAGCAATAACTACATTCATATTCCAAATGAGCTTTTCGTTAGAGGTGGAATATTTATGAATAACACAGTTCTCCACATGGAAATGCAATTCTATCTTCTCTTGGTCTATGAGTTCATTCAGCAGCGGAGTTTCCTTAAAACCACGTTGCAATCTGTCTACCTTATCAGTTACTACGGCTATGGTTTCCTTTTGCGCTCTAGCAAACTTCAAAGCTTCCATAAATTTTTGACGTGAGCCGGTCGTTGAAGATTCTACCAGCTCAAATACTTTAATTAGTTCTAAGCCCCTACGAAGGCAGTATTCCTCTAAGCGGCGCTTTTGTGCATCAATTGAGTAACCATCTTCCTGCTCCTTAGATGATACCCTTGAAATGGCAATCGCCTTGGTTGCTTTTTTTCTTTCTTTCATATTATTTATTCTCCTTAATTAATTTCCATTGGTGTGTTTTGTAATTGAACTGCATCCAGTATTGAAGGTTTGGCTCGCATTTGACCAGATAAGCCTGCTTTGTTTCAACAAACTCCGGACTTTCTTCTACTGCGTCACAAGGAAGCCCTGAATTATTGATAAACTCCTTGAAACCGTCCTTTTCTGCTGCAAATACTAACTCGTATAAGCATTTTTTCTTGGATGTCGGATCCAGGGCGTAACAGGCCAGATATTTAGCTGATATTGCATCTTTAGGAGCGGCAATAGTCCTGTTTCCCACGAATGCCGCAGCAGCTAACGTCAGGCTTAAGGTTAAAAGTAGTTTTTTATTCATACCTAATATCTCCTTTTCCGGAAATTATTAAAGTTTTGCGGTCAAGTTCTATAAGCAGTTCTTTTAATGCATCAAAGTTTTGTTCCATAAGGTAGGATAAGGCGCAGCGCTGTAGTTCATCATGAGCATAAGGGTTAGCTCCTGCGTCAATGAGCTCTCTCATAAGCGCCATGTTGCCGGCTTTTGCTGCCTTGAATAAGGCTTGCTGAAGTGGATTTTGGGTGGATTGGATTTTCATAAATTCCTCCGATTAAAGTTAAACAAGGAGGCCTTACAAAAGACCTCGTTATTTTAACCACCAAGAAGGAATGCAATAAGATTTTAGACTTTTTATATTCCCCATTGGCGATCGGGGAGTTAGTAAAACTGATCTGAAGAACAGCTAGGGTAGTCTTTAAGCTTAAGCTCTGGACATAACTACCCTCTCCCCGATCATAAGAAAATCGGGATTACTTATGTTTAACGGCTAATGCAACCGCTTCAGATTAAGAGGTTACTACACCCCGGAATAGCTTTGCAGCCATTCTAAGGACGATTCTACTTATGCTCCCCGTATAAGTCAATCTGATTTTGCATGTACCTCTAGCATGATCTTAACAAAGGCTATCAAATTCCTGGCTGCCTCATGAGCCTCCGCGTCAGACAACTTGCCATCATATTTCTTGCGTATATCGTCCACTATTGACTCATATAATTCTTCTCTTCTACCCATGATATTTTCCTCCTTTATCGTTTAATATTAAGTCAAGCAACGCCAGACTATCAGCTTCGTTGTCATCCTTCGGATCAAAGCCTTTGGCCCTTACAGCTGCTATGACCTCTGCTTTGGAAGCATTGCCCTTGCCGGTTATATGCTTTTTTATGGTGCCTACAGGCACTCCTTGATATGGAATTTGGTGCAGCTCACACCAGCTGGTTAAGTGAGCTAGAAAACCTCCATATTTATGGGCTGCATCTATTCCTGCATGGTTTCGTACCTCTTCAAAATAAACGACGTCAAAGCCATTACATGAATTTTTGACTTCTGTCAGCCACTGCCTAAAACGAAGGAATGGCATGCCTCCTCCTTCAAATCTATGGGCCTTAAAGCTTATAGTACCTGAAGTAATGATTCCTGATTGACTCTGGACAGCCCAACCAGTTTGCGTGCCGAGATCCAGAGCGAGTATTGTTAATTTAACTTTTAGCATTTGTATCATTTAGCTCACCTCGCACAAACTTAATTTTAAACTCAAATCTGCTAACCCTTTCTATTTGAGGATAGATGTCAAAAAAATCGTTCGGCGTTATATCACCATCAGTTATATCGAAGATCTGAAGCATAGCATCACGTCTAGGTAGTGCACCTTCGTATAAGTATTTATGCACTTGGCTACGCGATTTTTTTACCCCGCTTGCGTTTTGCTTCTTAGTTAGGGTTACAGCTAGCTTTTGAGCTAATGACGGATTAAAAAATACCATAAAAAACCTCATTATTTATGTTAAACCAAAAGTTAATGTTCTGACATGAAAACACGCATTTTGGTGGCATTCAACTAAAAGTTCGTAAAACGAAACAACTATTTTATTTATCAAAAAATTTTATTCCAGGAAACCTTGAATAAATCTGCTCTAGCAAGAAAAAGGGCTATTTTTTGTTGTTTCGTTTTACGAACTTTAGGTTGCAAGGTAAAAAATTATGAATAATCCTGTAAGTGCTCAAATTTAAAAATGGAGGTTTTCATGAGCACAAATTTAATAACCGAGGTATCGCAGATACCAATTGGTACTTTGGCTGGTTACAGACCTGAGCAACTGCATGATTTACTTGCAGAAGCGAGGAAAGAGCTAGAAAGAGCTAAGACAACAAAGCAATGGATTGATGCAGCTATATCCCTGAAGTATCAAGAACAGGTCCAGGCTAAACGCCTGAGGCTTGAGAAAGACAGCGGCATTATTCACTTAGAGGATGATGGATTCAAGATAAGCTGCGATGTTGTCAAAAAGGTTGAATGGGATCAAGAGGCTCTTGCCAAGGTAGCAGAACGAATAGTTCTAGGTGGTGGGATCGTCAGCAATTACATGCAAACCTGTTACAAGATTTCAGAGCGTGACTACAAGAATTGGCCTGCCGGTATTCAAACTCTTTTTGTTCAGGCAAGAAGTATAAGACTCGGTAATCCTACTTATGAGCTAGTCCAGCTTGGTCAGGAGGTAGTTTGTGAGTAAATTACCGATTATTAGCGCTGACGAACGATTAGCAGAAAAACGCGGCATCAAAGGCTGCATCTTTGGGGCTTACGGGGTTGGTAAGACTAGCCTGCTCTGGACTTTGCCGGCTGAGACCACGCTCTTCATTGACCTGGAAGCTGGAGACCTTGCCGTTCAGGGCTGGGGTGGAGATACGATTCGCCCACGCACTTGGCAGGAATGCAGAGACCTAGCGGTATTTATCGGTGGAGCGAGCCCCGCTGTGCGTGATGGTTTTGCCTATAGTAAAGCGCATTACAACGATATTTGTCAAAGATTTGGTGATTCATCTGTTCTGGATAAATACGAAACTATCTTTATTGATTCCATAACTGTTGCGGGACGCTTGTGTTTGCAATGGTGTAAAACCCAGCCTCAAGCAACTAGCGATAAAACAGGCAAAGAGGATATGCGTACTGCTTATGGCCTGCATGGTCAGGAGATGATTGCCTGGCTAACCCACCTGCAGCATACGAGGGAAAAGAATGTGTGGTTCGTGGGAATCTTAGAGGAAAAGCTCGATGAATTCAACCGCAAGAGCTTTTCCCTGCAGATCGATGGTAACAAGACAGCTAATGAGCTACCCGGCATTGTCGATCAGGTCGTCACTCTATCGGAGATCAAACAAGCAGATGGTAGCAGTTTCAGAGCATTTGTCAACCACACAGCTAATCCTTATGGATTTCCTGCGAAAGATCGCTCTAATACTCTTGAGATGCTGGAACCGCCTCATTTGGGCGATCTGATGACCAAGATTAAGTCAGGTAAATCGAAAAATAATAATCTAACAACAACAATTTCAAACAAAGAACTAACAATTAATAAAGGAGAATAACCATGTCTTTTTACGATTTTAATACAGCAGAACAAATCAATTTTGAAACCATTCCTGCCGGAACAATAGCTAAAGTAAATATCAAGATAAAGCTGGGTGGACACAACGACTTTGAGCGTGGCTGGACTGATGGCTATGCCACAAAGAATTGGTCTAGCGGGGCGGTTTACCTTGCTTGTGAGTTCACCATTCTTGAAGGCGAATATGCCGGGCGTAGAATCTGGCAGCTAATCGGGCTTTATAGCGAAAAGAACGACAATATCTGGGGTGCTATGGGCAGGAGCTTTATCCGCTCTATCTTAAATTCAAGCAAGGGCTTAAAGGATAAGGATGATTCCTCTTTAGCTCAGGAAGCCCGCAGAATAAGTAGCTTTGCCGACATTGACGGCCTTGAGTTTACTGCAAAAATAGGTATCGAAAAGGATAAATGGGGCGATGAGATCAACGTCATCAAAAAGGCAGTAGGCCCTGAACATAAGAGCTATGACTCTGTGATGGGACTCGTGATTGCTGATAAGCCTGAGTGGGCATGATTATGTTTAGTCATAATCTGAATCAATTCATCGATACCGCCCTCTTAGAGGAGCTGAGCCTCAAAACAAAACGCAACTACTTAGGAGCTTCAAGGCTGGGGGCTGAATGCAGCAGAGCCTTGCAGTACGAGTTTACGGGCAGAGATTCTGCCCATAGCGCTAGAATCTTGCGGGTCTTTGAGACTGGTCACCTATTTGAGGAATTGGTAATTCAATGGTTAAGGCTTGCCGATCTCGAGATTCTCACCAAAGATAGGAATGGTAACCAATTTGCCTTTAGCGCAGCCGGTGGAAGAATCGCAGGTCACATTGATGGAGTAGTTATAGCTGCTCCATCAGCTCTGGGCATGGCATGTCCTGCTTTGTTTGAAGCTAAATCAATGAATAATAAATCATGGCAGGAGACGGCTAAGAGGGGTTTGGTACTATCCAAGCCCCTTTATGCTGCTCAAATAGCTCTCTATCAGGCTTACATGGAAGAAAACTTTCCTGGAATATCACAAAACCCCTGTCTGTTTACTGCCATAAATAAAGATACCTCAGAGCTATATCACGAGCTTGTGCCTTTTGATGGAGAACTTGCTCAAAGAATGAGTGATAAGGCGGTGAATATCATTAGAGCAACTGAAGCTGGGGAATTAGTTCCCAGAGCCTTTGCAAATAGTGATGTCTATAGCTGTAAGTTCTGTCCACATAAAGAGGAATGTTGGGAGGAGACATGACTACTAAAATTACCTTACTAGAAAGTGACCTAAAAATCTATTTTTGGGTAGTGTTTGGCTATTCAAGCGGCCTTATCCCCTTGCGTTCATTTCCTGAGAAAGGCAACCCTGATAGTAGGCCTATCACCAATGCTTGGGTTCCAGCTGATGATCATGTGCATGGGAAAGTTTTGTCTTTCGCTAATGCTGCAAATTCCAGAAAGGCTGCATTTTATGTCATACCTGGAACTGTCAGCAACAGGGATCAGGCAAGCAGCGCTGATGTTATGGAGATGCAAGTATTACTGATCGACATAGACGAAGGCAATACGGAAAGTAAGCTACTTGAAATGACTGCAGCAATAGGCGAGCCAACGATGGTTGTGGAGTCTGGGGGTGTAACCAAAGAAGGTCATCCGAAGCTGCATGTTTATTGGCAGTTAACCGAAGCTGTAAGGGGTGAAGACTTACAAGTGCTGTTAAGTTTACGCCATAAAATAGCTCTAGCATTCGGAGGTGATACGCACTTTAAATCAGCTCATCAGCCTATCAGAGTGGCTGGCTCTGTTTACCACAAAAATAAGCTAACTCGGCTAGTGAGGATCAGGTCATATAGCCGCATGGAATATAACTTACAGGAGCTTGTAGAGAGTTTAAGCTACCTCTCTACGTCAAATGATAAAAGCTCTCCAAACGACGTTATTATACTTGACGATAAATTATCTTTAGATGAGGTAATGACTAGCAAAATCCATGAAGGCGGAAACGGAGAGTCTAGCCGTTTTGCCAACTTGCAGCGTATAACCGGCTATTGGCTGCGGAGATACCATGATGGCTTAGTTACCCAGGAAAAAGCTCTGGAAGAGATTATCGCCTACAACGAGGCTAATGTGGTACCTCCATGGCCGATTGAACGCCTTAAGCCTATGGTAACTGCCTTATGGAAGAAACATGTGCAGGAGCATGGGAAGACGAAAAAAGCAGATAAAGAAAGTATTAAGACGCCCATTGTTAGAAGCTTTTCACTTGATGCTTTTTTAGGCGATACAAGCAAATTACCTGAGGACATCATTGGGCCAAGAATCCTAACTCCTGGTGGGATATTTGTATTTGGGGGAGCCCCAAAGGTGGGCAAGAGCGATTTTTTGCTGTCTCTATTCGTACATATGGCTGCAGGTAAGGAGTTTCTCGGGTTTGTTCCCCCAAGACCCCTGAAAATCTTCTATTTCCAGGCAGAGATTGGTTATCACTATTTGCGGGAACGGTTGCAGAATATGCAATTGCCGGAAGATATAACTGCACTTGCTAAGAATAATCTCTACATTACGCCAAACAGCAAGTTTTTGCTTAATGAAGCAGGAACAGAGGCCGTAGTCAGCCATGTTAACAATATATTCCCTGATAAGCCTGATATCATCGCTGTTGACCCCATACGTAACGTCTTTGACGGTGGCAGAAGCGGCGCTACCGAGAATGAAAATGACGCTATGATGTTTTTCTTACAAAGAAGGATCGAAACTTTAAGGGACAGGATTAATCCCGAGGCTGGGATCATACTGGCACATCATACAAAAAAAATGAACCGCACTCAGTTTGATGAAGATCCTTTCCAAGCCTTCAGCGGTGCAAGTAGCCTCAGGAGCTACTATACGAGCGGAGCACTCCTTTATAGACCAGAGCCTGATAGCCCTGACCGCCATTTAATCTTTGAGCTGCGTAATGGTGGCGAGATACCCGTCAAGATAATAAATAAGCAGAATGGCGTATGGATAGAGGAAAATGCTTTGGATAAGAGAATTGCCCATAAAACCCAAAGCAGACTTTGTGATAGGGAGCGAGAGCGAAGAATCAGGGTGATTGTGCAAATACTTGAGGCAGAGGCTTTAAGGAAAAGATTTTATCTAATGAAGCAATTCGCTGAGAAGTTCCAAAACCGTAAGGATTTAGGAGGCAAGAGAGGTATCTATGATGACTGCTCGGTAGCTGCTACCCAAGGGATAATCAAGTTTTTTGATAATCCGGAAAGTTACGGCTTGCCGCTTATTACCGACCTTAGAAAAGGTTTCGGCTTCATGTGTACTCAGGACATGCAGATGGCTGATTCGATTACCGTTCCTGAAACCGGAGAAGTGCGGGAATGCTTTATCATAATACAACCCACCCATTACAAACGTGATGGGGATGGGGCCAAAGTCAAAATTAGCATGTCTGAAATAAGAGATTTTATGGAGGTAGCAAATGAATGATCCATAAGTGATAAAGGCAAACACATCATTATTTCTATAGAAATTTTTAATAACGAATACAAACAAAAGGGAGTTTTAAATATGAAAAGTGATAGAACATACGAGCAATTACTTATTCTGGACCTAATTGACGCTGAAGCTTTAAGAGGGAGATTTTACACCATGAAAAAATTTGCCGAAAAATTTGCTTACATGAAGTCAAGTGATTACAAGTGGCCTAAAGGAATGGAATTAAGGCATAAAAAATACATCAAAGAACTGGCAGAAAAAGAGTTAGAACGCATGGTAGAAAGCGGAGAGGCTGTAAAAATGGGCATAATAAACGGTGAGGAACAATATTATATTAAGTCTAAGTTTTAAAATATGGGACATAAAAATTTGATTAAAACTAATGCAAAACTCGATGAACTCGATGCAGAAAAAAACTCGATGCAGTTTTTTAGGAAATGCATCGAGTTTATGACCCGAATCTCAGTATTTAATAGCTCTACAGAGCATCAACTCGATGCAGAAAAATGGTCGATGCAGATTTTTTAAAAATGCATCGAGTTAACATGCTGAATGCCAGTACTCAAGCGCTACTGCGGGCGCAAACTCGATGCAGATGCATCGAAAGTATAAAATGCATCGAGTTCATCCCGCCAAAGCCTTATATCGCAAGGGATTGGAGGTATCAACTCGATGCAGAATTTTTCTTTATATATAAATATATAAGCGTGCATCTTAAAATGCACGCCGGTTTAATATATTTTTCCCGCTGCATTTTTAAAACAAGAAATTTAACAACAATCACCAGAGAGGAAAAAATGAACCATGCAAAGAAAATAACAACGGAACCAAACAAAAACGACAAGAGGCCTATAGCAAAATTTTACCGCTGTTGGCTTGAGGATGTATCAAGAGGTTTACCTTTGCAAAACTGCCGTGGAGTTAACCATGAGCAATACAGGGCAGCTGACAGGCTTATCTGCAATTACCAAAGGCTATTTGGTGGAAGCGGTAAAGGCTATGTGGAACTAGCAGCAGAGAAAAACTTCAGCAATACAGGCAAGTTTGATGCACAAGTCCAAGCTATGCATTATCACACCAAGGTATTCGGCAGGCTAAACAAAAAATCCCGTCAGATTATCGAACATTTCTGCCTGAATGAACAGCCACTCTGCAAATTTGAGCAATCTCAAACTCCACAGTGGCCAAAAGGGGCCGGAAGCGTAAGACTGCGTGAAGCGCTGGATGATTTGATTGAGGTCTATTGTCAACTTTAACGAAACATTTTGAATCTGGAACCCGCATGGCATCGTAAAAATATACAACTTTAACGAAAAAAATGTTTTAATTGTTGTACCCAAGGTTATCCTTGTGGTATAATGCAAGCTTAGAATGGGATAGTGCACCCCAAAGGCAAGTTTTAAGGAGGATACATGGCAATTATCAGAGAAGAAAAGAGCAATAGCAGTTTTAAGCAGCTACTGGCGCCAATAGCAATTAATGCCGATAAGGCAGATATCGTAGCGCTGGATGTAACGGGCTTTGACAGCGTAAGTTTTGTGGTAACAGTTGGGGCTGCGGATGGCGGTAATGTGCCTGACGATAATAACCACTTGCAAGTCAAACTGATGCATTCAAATGATAACGTTAACTTTGTAGCCTGCAGAGATGAGGAAGTTTTAGGTAACCTGCCTGGAATGCTTGCTACCGGTACCTTTGCGCATGTTAAAGCTAACCCTGATATTAACACGTCCTTCATAGCCGGATACATAGGGGATAAGAGATACGTCAGGCCTGTTATAACCCGCACTGGCAATGTTGGTAATGGTGTCATTATCGGGATAGCAGCGATGCTACAGGGAACCAAGTACAGGCCTGTGCAATGACTTTTAACTTAGATATCAGAGCTGATATAGACAGAATAGCCAAGCATATGGATGCAATGGAAAAGAAGCAGTTACCATACGCCTTAAAGCAAACGCTGAATGATCTAGCCGTGGGAGCGCAAAAACATATCTGCGCCAAGATTCCGAGCATATTCGATAACAGGATTAACTGGTGGAGTCCGAA